CACCTATCCCTATTGCTTGTATTGCCTCTCCACCTGATCCTGAAATTAAACTCATATCTTTATTTTACCTTATTTTTTACCTTTGCCTTTGCCGTAACCTTTCTTTGATTTTGATTTACAATTACCCTTCATTTGTTAATGCTCCTTTAATTACATTATATAAATCTTGTGAAATCCTTTGCTCTCCAAGGTCTAAATCTAACTGCGCTTTAAAAGCGGTTAATTCTTCCTCAGTCAAAACTCCATCTTCTACTAAATCTTGAATAAGTGGGGATTGTGTAAGCCACTTGTTAAGCTCGTTGAATAAAGGTGTTCCTAGTAGTGCAACGGCAAATGTTCGGGGGTTTAGGGTTATATTTGTATTTATTGGTCTGTATGGGTCTTGCATATTATGTTTCCTTTGCTTGATTTGAATTAATTACTAATACATCATCTGCCAGACAATAGCCTAGATATTCAATATCACCATTTGTATAATCAGAAGCCCATAAACTGATAGAATCTTTTGTCCCATAATAACTTTCACAAGGTTTGATCCCAGAGCCTATTAGGGTTAATGGTTTCTTCCCTTGCTTAATTAGTTTTACTGAAAACTTATAAGTCTGCCCTGCTGTTACAGCTTGATCTACAACACCTGACGCTATAGGAGTTACCAATTTATTATTATCTGTTTCTATGACCATTTTATAAGAAGTAATGGTTGGTATTATAGTTAAACCATTTACGCAGGTAAGTTTTTGTTCTTCCCTTGGGTAACGATTTTGTAATATAAATCTAGGCATAGAAGCCGAAAAATTACTAAAATCATACTCACCTAAAGAATTTCCGTCATTATCAAATAATTCTATGTAGTTATTGTTTGATTCAAATACACCAAACCCCGTGCCTAGTTTAACGACCTCGTAACTCGGCAACCGAAAAGACTTAACAAGAGTAGCTGTAGATCCGTCAAAAGTGGCAATGTAACCATAGCTTGATCGATTACCACTGCTATCTTGCCTGTTTACAGCCGCTAAAACCTTCCCAGAGCCTAAATCGAGTATAGTTGTACTGGTATTATAGCCTCCACTGTATGCCGTTTCTAAAGTCAAAGTTACACTTATATCAGTTGAAGAGCTTGTCATATTTACAAATTCTAAATACAAATCTTCACTTGTGTACTCATCATGCACGTAAGCATAGTAGTCTCCATTACTAAGCTTAATGGGAACAGAAGGGGAACCATCCCCTGCTTGACTGGTGGCTTTGTGTACAGAAATACTCGCCCCTGAACAATCCACAAAACTAGCAGAGCCGCTATTTCCATCTTCTCTATAGACAACAATGAAAGCAGAATGAGTTTCATTAAACAACGCACCACTAACTTCTTGAGTGCCAATACCGTTATTTTCGATTATTTCCTCTGAGTTCCAAGATATTGAAGTTCCAGTTATAGACCCTACTCTACATACTAGATCATTAGTGCCTCCAGGATAAGCGTACAAGACTTTATCATTTGTTGAATCATAGGCTACTCCAATTCTACTTGTATTTGTTACCGAACTTACATTTACCCCTGTGCCAAAAGTAGGGATAGTGCTTGAATAATCAATCACTTGAGTGTATAAATTTGCAGAAGCTTGGTATATAGCTAAAGCTTTATTTGTGCCTATCTTTAGTAATGAACGAAAAGAGCCCCAACTACCACTAAGTCCATAAGCCCCATTCGTCATGGCATTATAGGTATGCTCTCCAGTGGTTGAATTTACCGTGGTTATACCTGCCCATAAAGTATTCCCATCACCCTTAGCTACTCTTATGATTTTATTAGCTACTGGGTCTACCAAGATAGCGTTATCATTAGTTCCAGCACTACCGTAAACGAAACTAGGATAAGCTTCATTCAAGCTCTGGTTCACTGAAAACTCTTTTCTGTTTTTATAAGCCTTTCCATCAGCACCAAGAAACCAGTTGTCACCAATCGACATGTTTTCGCCCGCCTCTAGCGAAACTGTAGTTTCTAAGCCCCCCCCACCAACTAAACCTGAATTATCAACCATTTAAGCGCCTCCCATTACGATGTATTGAGTACCATTGCAATACACAGTCATTGGTACATTTGATGTTATATCTATAGTTGCTGAGGCTGTTTCCACTGAACCATCAGCATTTAAAACAATAATATTACTCCCATTCCCACTTAAAGTATAGTTATCAGTTTCCCAACTATTAACCCCATCAGGGATTAATTTAATTGGCTTCATTGTTGCACTTGCCGTACTAGGTAAACTTAAAGTTATCCCCCCTGCACTTGGATCAACTAAATAAATGCTATTTCCAGCTAAGGTAGAAGTTGTTGTTACAGTTGAAACAGCTGCACTAGGATCACTCCAAGAGCCATCACCTTCTAACCAGTTACCAGCAGTTCCGCCAGCGGGGATAGGATCAGACCAAGAACCATCACCCTCTAACCATGTACCAGCAGTTCCACCAGAGGGGATATTACCAGTCGTTAAATTAACATAACCTTTAGAAGCCACCTCGGTATTATTACTTCCATCAGCATATCTGACCTTCCCTGTTCCGTTCGGGTTTAAAGTAATATCACCATTGGTTACAGCAGGTTGAATCTGTGTCGCTTTTAGAATATTAAAAATCTGTTCTGCCGTAAAAGTATTAGCTACTGAAAGACTAGGACAATCATCACGGACAAATTGATAAAGCAAGGTTGATATCTGCAATAATTGCTGGTTATTCGTGTTCTCAATAGAAGCATCTATGATCTCCCCATCTGCAACTATATTTATCGTTGAAGATGTTGGTATTGAACCTGTAATATCTGCTTTATCGACCATATCTCTATTTTATCAGTTCTTCCGAAGTTTACTTACAAAATCAACGTAAGATTTATCCTTAATCCTCTCTGTCTTTCTTTTCGCTCTTTCTCTGTTTTTTAACTCTTCCTGTATTCTCTCAGCGTCATAACCTAAAGCCGCAAAGCTTTCAATCATTCGGTTAGTTTCTTCATACTCTCTAAGGTCTTTAGCAAGTGGGGTTTGGCTTCTTATTCTCTCTGCATTTCTGTGTATTCTCTCAAACTTAGCCGCACCAACACCTTTAATACTAGGGTCAATTATTGATTCATTAATACGACCAGCCCACTTAAATGGTATATCTTTAGCGGACCTATTGTATGTTGGGTCAAGTGGGTTTAAACCTTTAAGCATAGTCGCTGAGGTATTCCCTACTGTTTGTAATGCCTGTCCACCACCCTTAACGGCTAACATATCAAGAGCCGCTGTTGAAAACCCTTGAATATCTCCCTTCGTCATTAAGCCAATAGCACTTTCTGAAATTCGACCACCAACAATCCCTAATAGTGGTGAATATTGTCCAACGAAAGAATCCATTAGTAATCTGTCTTGAGCTTCTACAGTATCGGCTTCATCTAATAATGCTCGTTTACCTTCGCCAGTAATACCAGCCATATCTGCACTTAAACTAACCTCGGCAAGTTTACCGCCATATCTTAGGTACATAGGAATGATAGAACTCATAATCGCAAAAGAGGCTATGTTCTTTAATGCTCCAACTGGATTCCCTGCCTTAAATTCATCAAGGATTTTCTTCCTTAATACACCACCAGCTTTAGCCGTGAAACTCGTAAACCTAGCAAGGTTACGTTTAAGGTTCGCTCCTAAAACTTCTGCCCCTGTTGCACCAGAAGCAAAGGTTTTACTCTCTGCTAACGCTGGGGCTACATCAGCTTTAGATAAAGCAAAGCCACCTAAGTCTCGCACCTGTGTTAAGGCTACATTTAAAGCATCTGCATCAAACTGATGCTTGTCGAATCTATAATCAGGGTTTCCAAACTTTCTCAATAGTCTAAGAGCTTCCTCTTCTCCATGTAAAAGTTTTGTTCTTTGAATGAAATTTCGTAAAGACGCATCAACCTTGCCACCATTTGCTTGTTGTTTAACGAATCGCTTAGATTTTAAAACAAAATCTTCAAATGCAGAGCCCATGCCGATAGGTAATTCAACGTGTCCACTTGCTAACTTTAATGGCATAGTAGCGATATCACTAAATACACTAGCCGTTGTTTCTATCCCTGCTTGTGCTAATCTGCCATACTGTCCAGATTTAACCATGATCGCAATTTCATCAAGCTTTTGGAATATACTTTTTGCACTTAAATCAGAAAATTCACCAACAACCTTATTGAAGTCTTGTCCTATAAACTGTTTATTGAATAAATGTTTAAAAGAAGAAAAGAAGGCTCTTAGTTCAAAAGCCGCTCCAAAACGAGGGATGCTTGCAAGTTGGAGTCCTGCTGTTGGTAGGGCACTAAGAGTAAAAGATGTTACAGCATGATTAAGGGCTCTTCCTAATGAATCCATAGCAGTTACCCCAATTGGGTCTACTGTAAACAGAGCATGTATTCCGCTAAATAACTCTTGCTTATTGAAGTCCTCTAATCCTGGCACTTCTCTTTCAATAAAGGCTTTAATAGTATCTGAAATCGCAGGAGCATTTTCTCCAAGTTTTCCTTCGAAAAACTCTAAATCTGCTAACTGTTTATACATACGTCTAAACTTACGTTCATAAGCATCTCCAACACTAGAATAAAATTTCTGCATTTCCGGGGTTACTGTTATGTTTTTTCTAGCCTGGAAGTTCTTAACTACCATTGTCGGGTCTACTCCTTCGGCAAAAGCTTCATTCACAGCCCTTATCATTTCCTTGTAATCTTCATTACTAAGCTTCATAGCTTCGAGTAAACCTTCATAATCGGCTACATCTCTTGCTATATAATTTTCTATATCTTGCCAACCACCAATAGTTCTAATGTCTGTACCATTATGCTTAATATCTGCTAAAGATGATAACTTAGCATTTAAAGCTTCTATGATCTGAATGGTTTTTGGATTTAAACCCATATCTTCATAACTAGCATTTGCAAATACTAGATCAGCTTTACTTTCAAACTGTTTGCTTAGATACTTTGATAATTGCTTAAAGTTTTTAAAGCTTGAGTTTGTTAGATTATTGATTTCAGAAAGAATCTCAATGTCTAATCTTTGATTAATCATCAAGTGTTGGTTAGACCACTTATTAACTTTAGCCGTCAATTCACTTGCCCCTGACTTTTCGCTAGTGTCCATGATCGGGCGACTTAAATCATTTAAGAATCTTTCAACATATTTAATTCCTGGGGTTTTATACGTGATAGTATCTCCCTCTTGCTTCATCTCTCCTTCGACAACTTTCTCTGTTTTTGGCTGTGGATTTTTTTCTGCCTGTGAAATTTCTTTATTTAACTCAGATGGGTTTTTGACTTTTGCACCAACTGTTTCCCCTTCTGGTGTTTTTGTTATTTCAACTGTAGCTTCTGTACCTTTACCTTTAATCTCTATGATTTCAAGATCATCCGCTGTAAACGGCTCTCCCTCTGCTGAGATAGGCTCATCAATAACCTTAATCTCAATTTCAGGATTCCCCATTTCATCAATCTGATTCTTAGGTAATCTTTTCTCGGTTGGTGTTCCTTTAACTAACTGCTCTAATGGTGCTGTCTCTGACTTCTTAATCGCATCTATTTGTTTTTCAGTAGCCGCTTTTGAGAGTTTAGCAGTCTCTTGTAAAGTACCAAGATATCTGGTCCTTAATTCCTGTAATTGTTTATTGATAGCTTCAACTTCTGCTAATTTCGGTAAGATTTCTTCTTCTGTTGGCTGTCCATATTTCTTACGAGCCTTAGTTAATTGTCCTTTACGAGTATTAGAGAGCTTTAATTCTTCCGCTGTCATCTTCTCTCTAAGGATTCTTTGAACATCATTCCCTTCCACTGGTAAATCCTGTGGTGTTCTAGTATCTCCAATTAATTCTGACTCTAACTTTCTTTGCTGCGCTGTTAGTTCTTGCAACTGTTGCGCTTTCTGATTATATTCTATTTCTGGGGAAAGCTTCCCTCTTCTCGCTTCATCGTATGAAATCTTAGGTGTCTTAAATTTATTATTGAAAGTATCGTAATTTTGTTCTTTGATTTTAGCGAGTTCATCTTGTAATTGGTTTATTTCATCTGAAACCTGTGTTAAAGCGGATTGTCTAGCTTCCTTAATTGCGATTGCCTGTTGTTCTTTAAGTTCTCTAACAACTGGAATATCTGGCAAATCATCCCCTGCAATAGAGGCTTCGACTACCCTGTTTAATTCATCTTGAATCTGGCTTATATTTTGTTTTAAACCTTTCTGATATTCTGTTTCTGGCACATACGCTTCTGGGTGAACGGCTTTAAGAATATCCTGTTTTTGTTGTTCAAGACTCGCCATCCGTCTTTCCATATCTCCAAGAGCTGTTTCCTGTCTTGCTCTCTCCATGTTCTGGCGCATTAAAGTTCTAAACTGTGTTTTCTGTTGATTCTGTTTTGCTGTTCTTGCGAAATCTTCACCAACCATCATATCTACAAATCTTTGCACTTCCCCCATGCTTTTATCTTTAAAGATTGTCTCTGCATTTGGTGCTTCAAGAAGAGCGGTAACTACTTGATCTGAAGTTTTTTGAGCCATCATTTTCGCTTCTAACTCTCCAAGATCATTTAATTCTTGAAAAACTGGTCTAAGTTCTTCCGCTTGCTGACTACGGATAAGCTCCTGCACTTCCTGTTGCTTTCTCAACTGCCCTTCTTGCACCGCTCGATACTGTGCCTCCATAGCCTGAGCCTGCGTTTGCATCCTTGTTTGTGCGGCTTGTTCTGCGTTCGCTATTTTACTTTTGACAACTGCTGATTTTTCAAGGATATTCTTTTTCCCTAGATTCATTTTAGAAACGATCTCTTGAGCTTTAGACATCATATCGCCTGCATACTGTGGTAGTCGCCCAAGGTTTCCAACAACACCACCAACAACACCACCTAATCCTGCCCCAACTGCCCCCGTGGTTGCTTTTTCTAACACTGATTGTTCAGGGCTTATACCTTGCCCTGCCATTAAACCACCAAGTCCTGCACCTAATTTAATAGGAGCTATCTTGCTAATTTCTCCAGATAAACCTGCTGGATTAGTTAAATAGCCAGCGAAAATCCCTGCTTTCTCTGCTATCTCTCCAGCCATAGGGTTACTAAGCTCAGATTTTAGTTTAGCTTCAAACCCTTCTTGAGCCTGTGTTAATACCTCTCTATTTGCCCCAAGTCCAGCACCAAGCGCAAAACCACCAACTCCACCAGCGAGCGCACCTAAAGGACCAGCGGGTAATCCTGCAAGTCCACCCTGTATACCCATTTGAAGCCCAGTAGCGAAAGTATCTAATTCTTCTTTACTTAAATTAACATTATTAGCCTCTAAAGCCTCAACGATCTGCGCATAAGCTGATGGTCCAAGTGTCCCTTTTATCCATCCACCAGCACCTTTAACTACTTCCTCTGCCATTTCTGCTGTTCCAAAAGCGGCTTTTTCTAAAACCTCTCCTCCAGCGATTGCGGCAAGTTTACCTGTTTCTTCGATTATACTTTTCGGAATTTCTCTAACCATTGTTACTCACTGTAAAACGTACTATTACCAAGCCTAGAAAAAATATCTTTCAATCCAGTCCCGACCCCACCAAAAAAAGAATTAGTGATACCAGATCCTTTCCCAGCTGACTGGTCATTTATAGCTTGCTTTGCTCTTAAAGCCTCATTCTCTGCTCTTAGTTCCGCTTCTACTTTCTGGTTTTTAACACCTGAATCTTGTTGCATCCTGTTTAAGTTCATCTCTTTTAACCTAAGCATAATATTTCTATAATTTTCCTGTGATTCAATCCTAGTTATAGCTTGCATCATTCCACTAGGGTCTAAAACTTTGTTCAAGGCTATTTGATTTTCAAAGAAATCATCGACTGTATTAATGTTTAAGTTTGCATTTGCTAAGTCTGCATTTGCGATTTGTTGTTCATAAGTAAATCTTTCAATATCACTTAAATCTTCACTTGCTAATTTTTCAGTTGCTGTAGCTACCTGTCTTTTAAGGACATCTTTCATTTTCCCAACCTGGTTAAGTTTAAATACAATATTAGCCGCTCCACTTGCAAGATCAGCGAGCCCTGATACCCTGGCGTGTCTTCTCATTTGGCTGTCGTAATCATTGACAATCCCTTGTGCTTGCCCGATATTTGCTCTTAGTTTCTGTGTGTATTTACCCATAATTTAATATAATCCCATCCAACCACCAAGTGTAGTTTTACTTAAAAACCCTTTTTCGTCCTCTGGCATAATGTTTACAGGTTTCTGTAAGAGGTTACTAAATCCTGCTTGATTTTGCATCATGTTACTTAAATCACCAGCTCTGACCCCAGCAAGAAGCTGTATAGACTGTGCATCAGTAAGTCCACCAAATTGATTAGGATTAACCATTCCACCAGTAACTGAGCCAATACCTGACATTTGACCAAGTTGCCCGAATGTTCCAAGTCCAACCTGTTGTCTTTGTGAGTCTCTAGCTAGAGAATCTGACATAAACCTATTCCTAATCTCTGCTAATTTTGCCGCACTTTGTGTAGCATACTCTGCCGCAGGTTCAGCCGCACCTTCTTTGAGAACATCATCAACAAGTGAGCTTGACATAAACCCAGTATTATAAAGCTGTGCATAAGCCTGATCTGTTAAATCATCAAAGTACCCTTTAAAATCTTCTTTAAAGTAATCTTCTATAGCTTGCATCCCTTCCATTTCAGGTTGAGACATGCCACCACTTGCGATCTGCATTCCCTGTTGCATTAGCATTGGGGTCATTACATTACGGACACCAGCCCCTCTTTGTTCTTGCTGTGCATAAAGGAAAGGTAAACCTTGAGCTGCCATCATAGCCTGCATGTTCAGCCCTTGCATCATATCTCTAATATTTTGCTGTTGTTCTCCTGCCGTTATTTCAGGTCCAATTGATTTAGGAGCGGCTTTGATTTTTCCATTTTTTATATCAAGCCCTTCTATATCATTTTTTCGGATATATTTTTTAAACCCTTTATCGTCCGCAAAAGTTAATTTTTTCTTTCCTGCAATTTTATTTGCTCTAGCTTGCGCCTCTTCTTGAGTAAAACCTTTTTCAGATGTCAAGTAATCAATATAAGCATCTTTCTTTTGTTGCTGTCCTGAAACTTCTCTCGTTCCAGTAATACTAACTCCCCCTGGTCCAGTTGCTCTTGCTCCTGTAGCCGCACCGAATCGAGCCATATAATCCTCATACTGCTTAACGGCTGAGGCGTGCATTTCTGGAGTGTACATTGAAACAGGACCACTTGGCGGTGAACCTTGTAAGCCTTTAATAGCTTGTGAACCGATTGAGGCTATTGCCGCCATTGTCATTGGATCAACCATATAGACATTATACCCTACAAAGTTGGTCTGTTTGTGTAATATCCCCTGAAACGTACCTCTGATATGAATAAATCAAACTTTCCACTTGCTTGAAGTAAACACTGAAGCACCTGTCCTTCACCAGCAGCAACTTCTTTACTTTCTGTATTTATGGGAACACCACCGCTGAAACCATATTTGTATTGTGGATCACCGTATATTGCAGTACCAAAGGTAGCTTGAATAGATGGTTTTAATGTAAATGTTATCGGTAAACCTGTAAGAGAGTTATCCCATTTTAAGGTTAGGACCAGATTAACGTCTCCCTCTGCGATTAATCTATAGTAAAGAATGATATCCGTAATCTTCTTGGTTACATCTCTATCCCCAAAATCTAACGGAGCTAGTCGATACTCAAGAGCTATATCGTTTCCATTATAAGCAACCCCTGAATCTGAGACTAGGTATTTACTGATATCCCCGACAATGACACTATTTCTATCTTTATCAACAAATACGCTGTGTGCATCAACATTTAAGCCTTTATCAAAACTCCATTCAGGTTCATTCTTTGTTTCTGCGTATGAGTAGACATACCTAGTATTTGCGTAAAATTTATCATCACTTTCAGGAAGCCAGAGTTGTAATTCCCCTTTTACTTTATCATTGACTAAAATCGTTCTTTCTAAAGTTGAGCATTTAAAAGACTCCAAATCAGGGAATATTAACTCAGATAAGCCTAGTGGTCGTGTATCTTGAAAATTCTGTGAACTAGCTAAAGAGTATAAGGCTTTATTAGAGGCTAAGAAAAAAATATCACTACTGTTACTTTTAGCAAAGGCTCTTTTCCCAATACATCCAATTTCTCTATCAAGTGGCTTAACCTGTATTGTTGGTTGTGGTGCATTGACTCTTGGTGCATAAACTCCAGACCAGAGGAATATTTCATTTTTACAGAAGATAACGAGATACTGATTACTTATAACTTCAAGTCCTGTAATTGGTGAATTTGAGAACAGATTTAAGAAGAAAGGGATATCAATACCCGAACTTGAATTATCCTCAAAATCCAATGACCCTATCTTTGAAGCATATAATCTAGTCGGAGCTATATTGTCGCCACTAAGGACATATCTACCTTCGTTAAACACCCCCAAAGAAGGATAGCCAATATCCCCTCCAAGAGTAGTCGGATTATCTTCTTGTGCATATGGAGATTCTGCTAATTCTGTTTTGTTACTATTTGTGTAACTCGGTGGCCATGCTAAAGCCTGCGCTACTTTATCTTTAATATGTACTGGTGGGTTTGCCCCATCTACCATTAGACATTCACCAAAGGTAGACTGAACAAGGAAAGGTTCGCCAGATGAAAACCATTCTGAGTAAATCTTTTCAGGGAATCCTGACTGATTATCTATTAAATAAATATTAGGGTAAGAGACCCCAATGTAACTAGGTTCTTCCCTTGCATTTTCAAAATAGAAGAGTCCATCCCAGTGAATGTTTTGTAGTTGTCCTGGAAATAAATCTTCTATCCCTCTTTTATTTGCTAAGCCAGAGGCTAGTAAAACTTCATTATTCTTCGCTTGTGAAGTTTGTCCTTGTTGAAGCTGTAGAGGATCATCTCTTTTATTGAGCCCTCCAAAGAACTTATAAGAATAAGATATTTCTTGCCCTCTTCCTTGTATTGGATTTAAGGTCATATCTTATTTACCCTTTTTTCTAATTTGCCTTTGTTGCACTTTCCCTAATTGTCCTTGTGCCGCTTTAACATTACCAGACCTAACAAGTTTACGAACCTTGCCATATCCTCCACCTTTAGTGTTAGCTAGAATCTGATTTGCGGCTTTAGTTCTATCTTCTACAGAGTTAAACTTCCCTGCTCCTTGGAACTCCATAGGATTTTTAAGTCCATAGGTTGGTGCTGGTGTTTGTTTTGGTAATTGCCCTGCCCCTGTTTGTCCGACTTGATCTGCTGATACGATTTCAGTTTCTGGCTGCGTTGCTGGTTCTTGTACTGGTGTTTGTTCTACTGGTGCTTGCTGAGGCTTCTGCGCTGGAGTGTAATATTCCTGTTGCATCCTTGCAATGTCTTCACCTGACACTTCATTCCCTTCTTTGTCATAGTAAATAGGTGCTGACAATATAGCCATACCATAACTGTCTCTGCGACTAGGTTGATCTGCTACTGTTAGCCCATATTTGTCAAGAAACGCTTGATGCTCTTGCTGTATTGGGCTTTGCTCAGTTGGCATAAACTGATTATTATAGAACTGTTGTCCTAATCCAGATAAAGCCTGCGGTGAGAACATTGGGTAGTAATTAGGGAACATTCCGCCCATGTCGCCAAAGCCACCCATGCCATAACCCATGCCACCAAAGCCACCCATGCCATAACCCATGCCACCAAGGCCACCCATGCCATAACCCATGCCACCAAGGCCACCGAAGCCAGACATTTGTGGACTAACACCATAACCCATCATCATATAAGGGTCGTAACCACCAAAACCAAATTGCATGTTCATAATTGTCTATCCCCACTCATAACCCTTACATGGAGTCTACCAGCTTTCCCTTTGCGTTTTGATAGCCCATTGTTTCTCTCTTGATAAACTTTAAGGGCTTCAACTGCATCAATTAAAGCTTTTTGCGCTCGTGGGTCTTGTTTCTTTTCTAGGTAGTAAGCTTCTACAATCTGAACTAGGACAAGATCACCTTCTGCATCAAAAGTCGTGATATTAGTTAAATCTTCCACTTCTAAGAGTGGGGTTACTTTATCGTAATGTATTTGAAGATCATAAGCTTCTGTTGGTATTGGTAGGATTTTCAAGTCTGTATTCTGAACATAAACATACTGTGGTCTATTATCCGGAAACTCCTGTAATTTAAGTTGCTCGACTGTCTCCAAGCTGTCAATAACAGTTAGAGGAATCCAAGAGTTACTATCATCAGACTTACGTTTTACGTTCTTAATAACCTTAATATCCCAAGGAGCATCTTCAATATTCGTTAAAGTACCTACTCCAACGCTCGTTGAGATTGTTCTAATTTCTCTACCAACTACATTTGATTTAGTAGAAGTATTGAATTTGTATAGAGCTTTCTCTAGTAAAGATGTAGCTTCCCTAGCCTCTGCTGTCGTTGAAGTAAGAGCAGTCAAAGGTAAGTCAGCCGCACCTACCCTTGACCTAACTTTGTTATAAATTGCTCGGTATGATAAGACTATACCTTCACCCCTGCCTTAAATATTTCTTCTATCTGTTCAATCTGTTCTTCTGTTATCGCTGGCTTTTTCGTCAGAATATTCTTCTCAGTTAAAATAAAGTCTATTGCTGATTTCTTTTTATCTGAGGACAATTTCTTATCGTTCATCATCTTCCAGTGTTTAAGACTAATATTTCTTTCAGGTTCATCTAGGTTTCTAAAGTCAAAGTTAATATCGCAGACATAGTGAATAGGTGGAATATCTCGTGCAAATTCACGTGTACCAATGAAAAAGCGAAGTAATCTTTCCCAGTCGCCATCTCTTGCAAATAAATCTGTCCTTACATAGAACAAGGGATTTGAACTAGCAAAAGAATCAAATTCACTATGTTTAACGCCATGGTAGACGTTTTTTTGAAAGCCTGGATTTGGTAATCCATCATCTCCGACTTTATAATCGAACCCTCTTGTTAAGATTAATGGTCTAAGTCCATTACCTTCAATTAGCTTTCCATCTTCATCTCTATGTGGACTAATAACATCTTGAGATATTGTCAATCCTAATCTGTTTGTAATAAATGGCATATTGTTTCTCCTTATGCCTCAATCTTACCATAGAGAAAGGGTATCGAGGGGTTATAATTCCCCGATACCTGTGATCCAAGCATGTAATTCTGGTCTGTTAAAGACTGTAGTATAGCCATTTAACATCATCTTAGACTCATAGTTACCATAAACTGGTAAGTCAATTTCTTTCATCAAGTGGAAGATTTCGATAGAGATATCTTCTTGGTTAGTATCAACGAACATTGATCTTGAACCTTGAAGAGCCTGTGAAGGGCATAAGTAGAAGTTAAAGCCACCTGCCTTGATAATTTCGATCTCACCTGAAATAATTGATCTTTCGCCTCTTTCTGGTACTCCACGAGCTACATCTCTGTTTTGCTCAATTCTACCAAGAGCTTCAAAAGTTTCTTCTAAATCTGGGTCAATGTAAACTTTACACATATTAGACTTACCAAATTGCCTAGACATTTGACCTCTAACTCTGCCTGCACCTCTGTTTCTTAGTGCATGTGCTAATCTTGACCAGAATCTAAGAGAAGGAGCTTTGTTAGCTAAATCCTCGGTGTACATATTTTTCTGTAAGCCAAGGGTAATAATTCCACCTGCTCTTTGTCCATCTGAACCTTGAATTGTTCCATCTGGTGTTAAAGTTGCAGGTGTACCTGATCCTTTTCTACGAGGACCAAAGAAACCTTCAACTTCAAAGTTTAAGAACACAGAAGGCATTTGCTTTTCTGTTTGGTGTTCAAAAGTAAATTCGTTTACATCTGTAACTATGACATTGTCTTTCATGTCATTAGCAAGACTCATTCTGTAAGAGAAGTAGCTATTGTAATTGTAGTTTGTACTACCAAAACTAATATCATTTCCTGGGTGTGCATCAGAAGTCATGTCGTCATGTCTACTAATTGTGAAGTTAGTATCTGCCGCTAAGTTACCATCTGAATAACCTGCCGCTACTTCGACTGTTGCTTCGTTTGTTGCCGCATTGAAAGATTTTAAAACAAATCGACCAGTACCAGAACCTGTAACAAATTCTGTTCTTCCTGGGATTAAGTGGTTAGAGTAATCATTAAGCGGATCAGTCTTTAAGACAAGGACACCATCACCAGCGGTATAAGCTGTCTCTAACTCTACCTTGTTCACTGGGTCTCTATCGCTCGCCCATCTTCTAGTACCTGGCGTGCTTGAAACTACTTTCATATTGTCCATGACAAGTGGCGTATCGACTCTTGAAGCTGATTGCTTGAGCAAGTCAATAGACTGGACTGTCAGTAGTTGAGATTGATCTTGTTGTAAATTATTAACCATACTCTTACATATAGCACCACACAATCAAACGTGCAATGCTATACGCAAAAGATAAGATTTTTTCCTAACGCTGGTTTATTATTTTAAGGGCTTCAGATAAGCTTGTAACTTGAGGCTTGGTCTCTTTACTTGGTTGAGTTTTACTAGCGTTACTGTCGAGCCCAGTCTTAATTTTAGAGTTTACTTTGTTTTGTCCAAGGTAGTTATTAACAAAAGATTGATGTTTAGCAATAATCTGATTAGCTAATTGCGTATTCACTTGTCCTTGCGCTTTAGACTCTACTTCGTTTATGGATTCGTAGTATTTCAGTTTTATTAAAGCCTGCTTTTCCTCTGGTAGAGTTTTAATTTTATTAGCTAAGTAGTTAGCATCATAATCACTTAACACTGTATTGTAATACTGCTTTTGTTCTTCCTGTTGTCTTTGATATAAGCTTTGTTGTTTATAGTTATCATACTGTTCCAATTGTTTACGTACAATACTAGCGATATCTGATTCAGTAAACCCTTCATCTGTATAACCCTGGATATCCTGCTGTGCCTGCGTTTCTTCCTGTGTTGGCATATTTTGTAATTGTCTTTGCTCTTCCTGTTGCCTTTGAATATTTGCAAGAACCCTGTCTCTAACAGTCTCTTGGATTCTAGCTAGAATTTCGGGGTTGTTTAAGTCATAAGTATCTGGCTCTAACTCTACATTTTGAGCATCATCTTCTAGGTTTTCCTCTTGAGGCTCTGCTTCGTTTACCTCTGTTTCTTCTTGAGTGTTTACGACTTCTTGTTCTTCTATATTTGTATTTTCTTCTGACATGATTGCTTCTCCTTGTTAATCAAAAAAACCTAACTCTTGTGCCATTGCGGCATAAGTTGATCTTATAGTATATAATCTTACAACATCTTCCGAGCTTGTACCTTCCGTGATTTGATGTGGGTAAGCCTGCGATCGTAAAAACTCTCCGATTACTTGCCATGCGTTTGGACATGAATGTTTAATTTCATCAACCGCTTTTTCTATTTTGGTCTTAGGTTTTATTACCGAGTCTGTCTTTTTAAAGTGTTTCATCTTTGTGGTGGGTCTGGGTCTTGCGCTCCTGGGTTCTGTAATAGGATATCTGTTTTCTGTCTTTGTACTTGCTCTTGAGCTTTTCTCATTTGCTCTTCTCTTTCTAGTTTATCAATATCTTTCATTATTTCACTAGGTTTTATATTTTCGCCACGAGTAATAAGGGCTAAAACTTTCTCAAAATCTACTTTATTAACTGTTTCTGGCGGTAAAGTTGAGAATAGAGTTAATAGTCTATCAAGTGTACCATTTTCTGCCATTTTATTAAATACGGCAAGCGCACCTGAGAATCTAAGATCACCTTGTTTTAAATCTTCAGTTAGCATTTTAAAGTACATAGCATTTGAAGGTTCTGGTACTTCCATGATTGGTTCAACGGCAAGTGTCATTTGCTTGACCTGTAATTCAAGCTCCCCTGCTCTTTTTGCGGCTTCCTGCCTTTTTTGTTGTTCCATCATCTGGTACTGTTGCTGGTACATTTTTATTTCTTCTGATGTTGGTGGAACTGTCCCAACTGGTATGCCTTGTTCATTTGCCACTGTTTTTGGTGGTACGTGTTGAGCTGGATTAAAAGGAGGGATTGGACTTTCAGCGAGATGTGTAAGTCTTAGGACTTCTTCTGCTAGAGCTTGTTGCTCTTTTAAAATTCTTTCATTGTCTAAAAGCTCTCGTTGTCTTTTTCTGTAGAATCTTTCATATTCAATATTCAAGCCTGAAAAATCTAGGCACTGTTGGAACAGTTCATTATTTTGAAGTATAAGTTCTAGTATTTGATCATCTGGTAATTGATCTTGCGGATTAGTTTCAGAGATAGCTTCTTTTGCCATTCCCATATCTTCCATAACCTGCTCTTTTAATATTCTAATTTTCTCAGTGAGTCTAACAAACCTAGAAGGGATAAGTATTCCTTTAATAAATCTTGCGGCAAGTCTCATAGGTTTAACATCACCATTAGCCGAAACTCTAAGCATTTCAGTAGCCGTAGTTCGTCCACCATTTGCGATCCCTTGTGTACTTTTTGTTATGCCAAGACCTTCAAATACTTCTTGCTCGATCATTTTTAGAGCATTAAAAGCAGGTTGGACTGAGTTCATAACAGAAGCATCAAAGTATGGGTAGCACTTCCCTTTCATAATTTTGAACGGATAAATCCCGATTGAATCTTCTTCTTCTTCATTCTCAATTGCTCCAAGCATTGACTGTTCTTTAACAATTGGCGATTGTGAGAAATAGGTAGTTGTCCTAACCGCGGCTGACATAAAAGCATTAGCGGCTCTTTGGTGTTCTAAATATGGATAAAATAATCCTTCATTGTAGAACTCATCACCATTAGATGGGATAACATTTTGCAGGTAGAAACCTGTATCAAGATCGGCTACATCTTGTTCTATGCCAAGTATATAAAACGGTCTATTTTCTATCGCATTATTATCTAAAAATTCTGGTTTGATTAAGCCATATACTACGACATTACCTGCGGTGTAGACTTCACCTTGATACTCAAGGTTAATAGACGGACAGCATATTTTGTAAACCCTTATTTTGTCAAAGGGTACATCATGATCATCTATAACTGAACTTCCATTACTGTGCAGTTGCCTAATATCATTATTAGCGTTATTGTCTTTAACACTCCCCCCTGGTTTCAGTTGAGCTAATATTTCTTTATCAAAGTCTGGTCTACCTTGGATTAAGTCATATCCAATATCTAAGAATCTAAGTTTATTCGTTCTTTGCGGTGAACTTCTTTGTGGGTATAATGCGACCTGCTGTGTATTTGGATTAATCGGTCTTACTGTTTTAATTTTATCGTCATACTCATGATCAATTGACCAGAAAGAATGTGCTAGTCCTTCTGATAAGATTGATTGATATTCTGAAATAAATCCAAACTGTTGATCTTCTGTTTGTAGAATATTTTGAAGGCAAGCGTTAAGAGCTGGCAAGAAATCCTGTAGATTATTTTCGTTACAGAATCGAGAGTTTGTTCTTTTAATACCAGTCGAATCATCATCTAACGGGAAGGCAATATTATCCATTAGCTCAAAGAGTGTTCTATGTGCTTTAAGTAGAATTGGTGTATGTAGTGCTGAAAATTCATCTTCTTCTCTCATCCCAATTAATTCTTCTTGCGACTCAGGGAAGGGTATATTAAAAGCATTGGTTAGATATTCAGAATCAATACCAAGTTTAGCGGCTGTACCATTAAATAAACCATCTGCCATTGGATGTTGCTTTAAGGCACATTCAAGAGCAAATCTTTTGTGTAGGTATGGGTTATCATCGAAGCCATTTACAACGAGGTCGTAGAGATGTTCCTCTAGTTTCTCTTTTAGCTCTGGTTCTAGGTTATAACCGAAATCCGATAAGTCTAGTACGTTCATGTACTTTTATTATAGGCTATATCGACTGTTATGTTTTTAAAAACTGTTGAAATCCCTGATGTCGAGTATGCCACTCTGACATATCTGTCGCTCACAGCCCCAGTTTCCACAGGATATTTATAAGCCTGTAAAGTAGAAGGAGTTTTAGGATCAGATGCTCTTGTCGTATTACCAAGTATAGTAGCAAGAGTAGTCGAAATCGTACCATCTGATGGATTAATTAAGTAAATAGGTTTTAAATCTTTTTTATTTTGCGAGTCATCATTAGAGTTTGAGGATTCAAGCCAAAGCGTCAAGACATCTGTTCCTGCGCCTGCTAAATCCTCTGCCCCTCTAATAATAAAATTCAAATCTTTTGCTGTAACTAACGAGAACCAAGCTCCTTCGCCAGTAGCAGAAACAAGCCCTGTGCCGCCAGTATTAAATATTGTTTGAACTAGGTTTGACATTATTAATCAACTACAACTTTGGTGTAAACTCTAAATTTACCAGCTGTAACCGCACCACCAACAATATTCGCAGTAGGCTTAAATCCTTCTGTAATATTGATGTAAGTCGCTTGGTCATCAAGCTGAGGAATTGTAGCTTTTGTTCCCGTAGTGTAAGCTGAACCAACTGCCGCCTGTGCATAAATGTCTGCTGTTTCTGTAGAACCAGTACCATCTGCTGTACCAATTCCGACAGTCGTTGCACCTGTAACCGCTGTTTCTACTTCAATAAATTGACCAACAACAGTAACACCACCAGGGATTTCTGCACCTCTAAGAGTTGTTGTTCCAATCGCAGTATCATCTACAGCTGCATCATACTCATGGATATAGATACCATCAAGAGGTAGTATCTTGTTATCATTTGCCGAGTATAGCTTACCATTATTGGATATATCGCATACTAATGTTGGCACTGACTTATCAGTCGTTCCAAGTTTGTAATTGTCTATATCCGCTAGGCTTTGCGCTAGTCCGATTTTAACATTATCATTAAAAAATAAATCGCTCATACTTTATATATAGCATATTTTAAAAAATCTACATATTTTTTTTTAATTTATTCACAACCAATTTTTAAAATTGTGTTGTTTTCTTTAATAATTTCTAAAATTTCATCGTCTGTTTTTCTGATATATCTCGTATCTTCTACCATGTCCGCTAAGTGATGATCTATCTGTTTTGTTGATTCTGCTAAACTTCCAACATGATTTACAAAGACTGGCGTATAAGTGAACAATAGATACAACATTGAACCACCTAAAACCGATAAAATAACAAAGTTTGACCCTTGGTTAATTAACCATCTGATAATCTCTTTGTCTTTCAACAAATCTTTAGTGTCCATATTTACTATTTTAACGCAATTTGCTAAAATGATTATTACTCGGTTTTTAATTCCTTTGTTGTCCGAGAATCATATAATCATCAACCCCTTGGTTTTTATTTTTTTCCCCAAGGGGTTTTTTTGTTATAATTTTAAATCCAGTCCAGTCGCTGGCTCTGTCGAAGGAGTAGAATAAAAGGGACAAAAGCCTTTTAAAATTCTCATTGACACTAGTGTAGTTACTTAGGGGTTAAAGGCTGGCTAACCCCATTAATTTTTTCTAATAAATATTAACTAAATATTAAGATAGAATTAGGGCAAGATGATTCATTACCCTGAGTATATTCCAAAGTTTAATCAAAGTAAAAACAGATTATACCCAAGTGAATCCGAACTTTTAGAAACAAATCCCCATTTAAAGGGAATGTCTACGAAGAAAAGAAAAGAGATGCAGAGACATCACATTAATTGTGATCGCCAAGATGGAAGAGCAGAGAATATTCATGTTGTAGATTCTTTAACTCATACCCAGCTACATCAACAGTTACAGCAGATAATTACTGAATTAATTAAGAAAAATATTATCGGTTATGATCGCAGCGATCCTCATTATTATATTAAAGATGAAAAGCTTTTAGAAAAGTTTGTTAAACCAAAAGTGGTTAAGGATAATTTTAGAGTTGAGAGAGTAGAAAGGGCAATCGGGAATGCTTTAGCTGAGTTTGATCTTAGACCAACTATCTATACATCTTGGGATAAAGCTAAAATTGAATAAATTCTTCTGATTCTGGTAATTCTACAGTTTCAACCTCTGTAAACCCTGTAACATCCGTCATAAACTGTTCACGTGGTTTTTGGATAAACCATTTGCCGTTTGCATCTTCTTTAGGGATATTCCAATCTTCAGTGAAACCTTGATCTTTAACAATTTGACCTTTAGAAATGCCAAATAAAGGGAAATCTCTTCTTCCTTCTGTTTTATTTTTTAACTGCTCATCTGTAAGATCAACTAGCAAATGCTTAGTCCCAGTGTTTACATTTTTCAATGAACCATCAAAGAAAGGGCTATTGACGATCTCTGCTCGAACAAAATTTATACAAATCTGATCGTTTGCATTTTGTGCTTCTAATTCTGTGTTAAATAGTAAGTACATGATTTCTCCTTAAACTGTTGGTGGTGTTGTATTTCAGGGGGTTTCCTCCGATACGGGTAGCAAAGACTGAATGTTTTCAAACGGCTCTACTAAATAACTGACGTTCAATTTGTCCTGAAACAGCCCATCCGGAATCTCCGTCAGGATGTCTTCCATTAAAAACCAACGCCCGTCTGTTAGTTGCACTGGGGCAAGGCGATGCTGCCCTGTTTGATTGGCGATTAATGTTTGTGCATCTGCATCAGTAAAAATTAGTACGTTCATGGTATTGCTGCTCCTATTGCTGTTATTAGATTAGACACTCTTGTATCAAGAAGTGCGAGGTCGAGTGCTTCGCCGATGGAGTAGAAGGCGAGGCGAGTGTCGGTAAGGGCTCCCGGAGATCCCTCTACTCCACGACCATATACCAAGAGATTTCCATTTGTAGGTGTTGTACTATTGCTTCCGTACTGGGTTGTTACTGAATCGTATCTTCCATCAACAGAAGTTGCACTATTTCTGCTAACTCCTATAAAACCTGGTACCGCAGTAGAATCAGCCTGAACCGCATCTGTTGCAAAAGCAACTCTGTAGTACCGATTGCTAGCAGTGTATAGAAGCTGACTGTCCCCAGCGGAGCTACCGCCAAATCCGATGAAAGCTCTGGTAGAACTTCTTTCCTCCGGCTCCGTTCTGTAAACAGCGAGGTGTCGGTTGTTCTGTGGATCAGCATTGTTATTTCGCTTGCTGCTTAGATATTTAGTTGCAGCATTCCCCTTCAACCCCGTCTTGCGATCATAATCATTAGACACGAAGTTGAAGTTGGTTGGAGCAGTTCCGACTAACGGCACCAATGCACCAGCCAGCGTTCTCGCACCTGCTAAAATACATGATGCCTTAATGGCGTCCCAGATACCATCCGCCTTGCAGTCCAACACAAAATTGTTGATCGCTGTCTTGACGGAGGCTTCTAGCGTCTGACCGTCTGCTGTCTCGACTGCGGTGATGTAGGCTTGTGCGTCAGAGTCGTACACAGGTTCACCTATATACGGTGGATATAACTTGTAAGGGTGTCCACTCGGTAAATTGCTTTCAAGACCCCATTTCCATGCGAGGTAGCCTTCGAGCTTCTGGCGGTCCTCAGTCGACAAGTCTGCGTTGCAAACGATGACCTCGCCGATGTGGGCATTTGCCCATCCCGGACCGTCTTGCTGCTTGCCGCCGATCTGGATTCGCGATGTAACTTCATCTGTTGACCAAGTCTGAGTGGCCTGCGTGATGTATGTAGGCTGCGAAGGACCAGTGGCAGTGACAGTGATGGTGCCGCCATTACCATTCGTGCCGCCGTTTCTGCCGACGGTTGCGATACGAGGCTCAAAAAGATCAGTCACTTGCACAGCATATGTATTGCCAGTGTCTGCTCGGCCAGAGTCGTGAATACCGATTTCTGATCTGTTATTCATGCGCTGTAGTATTAGAGTGCCGACGTTGCGGTCATTCTCGTTTGTGTTGGTTCCAACAATCGGGCGCCAAACGGCGAAGCCACTCAACATCTGAAACGCTGCCCCATAGAACAGGTCACCCTGCGAGCTGACGTTTGTCGTGGCACACGCCATTAGGTCATCGCTATCGTCGAAGAACACTGTGGGTTTGCCGACGAACCCAGTCGGCTGATATGTTGGCTGTGCAGATGACGTGGACTGAATAACGTGATGGTCATTACCACTCTTATCATTCCATTGACTTACGTTAGAACCGTTAAGTATAATTGAAGCTGTGTCTTCAGCATCTAACCACAGGGCAAGCGAAGCACCAAGTTCATCCGGTCGCCACAGTTTCACACCGCCTACAGCAGTGCCATCCCAACGATAGGGGTGGTCATAAGGTAGTTTGTTTACGAGTTCAAGAACCATTTATATTCCTCCCCACTTCCATGCAAGATAGCCTTCTAGTTTCTGTCGGTCATCGGTGGTCATTGTTGAGTGTGTCAGTACAATTTCGCAAAGTTGTGAACCTGAAGGTAAAGGGGTCACTCCGTCAAAAATAGATGTTCGCAGTGAGTCTGTGTCGCTTGTAACGCCAGCAGCTTGAAATGGCTCGCTTGTTAGGTCTTGCGTTCCATCAGTCCAGTGATTTGCTACACCGTCAGAATATGCCGCTTGAGCCACTTGAATCCACTGGTTGCCACGATTTGTAAGCGAAGCGGTAGAGCTTGATACTGTTTGGTAAGAGTCTCCATCCGATCGTCTTCCAGCGATTGCATATCTGTTTGTTATGCTTGCCGATGGATTAGGCGTAAAAGCAAAACGTGTGTTTGTTAAACTTGTGCCTGTACTCATATATAACTCGTTCGTATTGCTAGTGAAAGTTGCTCCGAGTGGATGAACGCCGACAATTGCGCATGTGATACCGCTTACGTTTCGTCCAAGCGAAGTAGTACCGAGTTCAAGAATGTCGCCTCCGTCGGTTTCGAGCGTAGGCTTTCCATTGAATCCTGTCGGAGAATAGGTGGGTTGTAACGAAGCCGTTGATTGACTTGCATTTCTATTATTTCCACTCTTATCATCCCATTGGGAGACATGACCAGAACCACCTGGACCAGGACCACCGCCACCTCCTAGCGTGATCGTGCTTGCATCATCTGCATCTAACCATAAAGCTAACCCCGTAAGCTCCGCAGGAGTCCAAACTACGTTTCGCTGACTTTCAATTCCTAATCTTAAATTTAGTTTCAGCCCGAAACTCATTACCTTAATTATACCTTAAATTTTAAAACCAGCTAACACCTATCCTTAATCAACCTAGAATCATAAAGAAAGCCGCTCCGCAGCTTTATCAGTGTTAGGGGATATAGTTAATCACTCTATACCAAAAAGAATAGCTACTGGCTATTACAGGGCACTTAATTGATTAGACCAAGTATTGCCTCGCGTCCTACGTTTCCACCGAGATTTCAGACGTTCTTTTTAATTATAACTCTAATTCCCCCGAATTCGAGGGAATTAAAACTATAGGTAAATATTTGGATATTTTACCCATATACTAGGAATATAGGTAAATATTTAGATATTTTACCGATACGGGAATCCCCGTTTCG